GTGTTTGCCAATGCCTTCAAATGCCTGATTTTGTCATTCCAAAATTCATCACGGAATGCAGAAAACAAAGCCTGTTCAATCATGGCATGTGAATATCCTAACTTGTATAATTTGCGAAGCGCCTTCAAAGCATGAATCTTTTGTTGCCGTGTTGAAAGATAATCAATTTGCAATTCATCTTTCAAGTGCCCAAACAATTTTTCATTCAATTTTTCAAGTGATGTCAGTTCATTTGAATTGAAATCTGACAAACTTGCTTCACTTCGCTTTGGTTTTGGGGTTCCTGAATCATCACTGATTCCCCCCCCTTTATTCCCCCCCTCTTTTTCTCCCCTTAAACCCCTCTTATTCTCCCCCCCTATAATCCCCCCCAAATTTGAGAAAGAATATATTTCTTTTTGTGCCACTTTTTCTTTGCCTGATTCATGCATCAAATTCAGCTTGGAGCTGATGTCTGCCAAATGACTTTCAATTCCTTGCAGAATTGTGGCAATTGTCTGAATTATGTTCTGATTTTCCATTTTTACATCCTTGCATAGTTTGTGAATACTCGTTTTTGCTCGTTTTAAGGCTCACCATTGAATGAAAGGGTATGAATGCATATATTCTTATGGGTTCACACCCTTTTGCGTCTCATATTCGATTTATGGCGTTTTTCAATTTACATGATTCCATTCAAGAAATTGCGTTGTGCATCAGTCTGAATAGTGGTTTGTCTTGCTTGTTTTGCCTGATCATATTTCCATTGATCTTTTTGATGCTGATTTTCCATAATGTCAGAAACGGAATGCACTGTAAACTTATTCAAATGTGGTGTCAAAAAACCTTTTGCATTCAAAGCATTGGCAATTTGCAATCTTGAATATCCCTCTTTTTTCATAATCCAAGCAATTCGATATGGTTCATTGTATTGTTTTTCTGCATAGGTTCCAACACGGCGCGTTCTTTTCTCATTCATTCGTTTTGCTAATGATGGATTTGTTTCATGCGCTTTGTCAACTGCCTTTGCTGATTGAATCTGTTTTGCAACTTCATTCTGAATAATCTTTTTAAGTTCATCCTGAATCATCATTGGAATTCTATATTGAATTTCATTCACAACATTATTCAAATGCCTTGTCAATTCTTCAAAAATTGCAACTTTTTCAATTGTTGAAATTTGCTGTGATTCCATTTGTTGCAATTTATCATTGAATTCCTGAATCTTAGAATCCAATCCAAGTGTGAATTCTTGTCTGTTAAAAAATAGTCCCATTTCATCATCTCCAAATAATTAAAATAATTCAAATATAGATATGTCTTCTGTTAATTGCATAGAACCTTCAATGCCCGAAACAATTATGAATCTATGCAATTCATCAATTGTTGTTTTGATATGCTGTTCATCCATTTGGGATGCACGCAATGTGAATGAATGAAATGATTTGTATTGCAGTTCAGAATCAATGTCACTGATTGTTTTCCATTTTGTCGATGGTGCAGGAAATTCAAAAACAACATATTCAATTTCATCCGCTTCAAATAACCAACAATACATTTGCCATTGAATTGAATCCAAATACCTGTCAATTGAGAATGAACCCCATGTTGTCTTTGCTTCCATCACACGCCTTCCAACCAAATAATCGGCAACACCTGTGATTGCAATTTCACCATGTTTGGATTGATGTCTTTTCCGTGTCTTCGCTTCATGCATGCCACCTTGAAAAAGTGTTCTTGCATGATTGATTTGTTCTGCATTGAAAACAATTGGAATTTCAGCATCTTGATTTTCAATCAGCGAATGAAAGAGCGTTCCCAATTCCATTTTGATTGATGGCTTTCCTGTTTTCAACAATGTATGTTTCAGTTGACTTTCATCAATAATGTCATTGCAATATTTCAACCATGCATCACATTGCGTTGCTGATATTTTAATCATTTTGCTGCCTATTGTATTCATCAACTTTATCCAATGCTTTGTACAATCCATACTTATCATATTCTGCCGTAATATCCAACCATGCTTTTGACTGCAGAAACATCGCCTGTTCATATTCCATTTTTTGGGCTTGCTCTAAAATATGCTTTCCTGATTCTTTGTCATATGGTTTTTGTGTCAATTGATCATACATCCATTCTAGTATTGTTGGCTTACTCATGATTGCACTCCTGTGAATTGTTTTGATTTGACATCGTAATTGAATCCAAGTGATTCTGCCTTTGTCTTGATTGAATTCCAAATCTGCATCTTTTCACCTTTCGTGAATGATGATTCAGTCAATGTATTCATGATGGCATTGATTGATTCAACTGATTCACATTTGTTTGCTGTTTCAATTATGTTGTTGATTGCTCGCAATGATTCAGTGTGGTTTAATCTTGTGTAATTGAATGCAGTCTTGGTTTGTTCAAATATGTTTGCCATGAATGATTCAAGTTCAGAATAATGTGGAATGATAATTGCAGGAAGTTCAGCCGAATTCTTTCCAACCTTCCAATCCTTTGCATCAAAGTCAATGACTGTATTTCCTTTTTCATCTTTGAACATATACCCAACCATGTCTGCCTTCTGAATAATCAAGTCATAACTTGATCCCTGTGCCAATGGCTTCACTTTCAATTGTTCAGATTCACTGACTTGTTTTGAATGCATGATAAAAATGATGTCTTTGTTCAATGCTCGAATCAATTTCAGGAATTTATGAAATGTAGTTTTCAATTCCCCAAACAATTGCATCTTCATGCGCTCTAATTTAGGATTTGTTTCAATATGCCATTCCATGATTGAATCCAACATTGTGCCTGCTGTGTCAATAACAATAGTTTCATAATCTTTGATGATGTCAACCAACATTGAATCATTGGCAATATCTCTCCAATGCACATGCTCGTAACAGTCTTTGCTTAGTTTGCTCCTTTGGTAACCTTCATCAAAATCCAATACCAATGGTTTGTTTGCTGTGTTTGCCAATGTTGACTTGCCAACGCCCGCTTCACCATAGATGACAAAGATTGTTGATGTCAATGCAAGTGCCTGATCCTGTGTTTTGAATTTCATCCTGTTTGCTCCAATTGTTTTGTGAAAAGTTCATCCAATTCTTTTTTGAATATCAATGCCATTGGTTTGTTCTTTGCTGACATTGTGTATTTTATGTTTTTGACTTTTGGCAATACATGCCAAATTGCTTTTCCTTTGCGCCGTCGCCTGCCTTTGCAAATCATCTGAATATACCTTTGACTCTTTCCGTAGATTTGCGATGCCTCTTCCGTTGTTATCCATTCAATTTCATTCATGCATTTGCGCTCCTTTAATGTATTGGCACATGCCAAAATCTGTTGATAATCAATTCAACTGTAATAATGAGAATGCAGACTAATGTCCAACCGACAAAAAATTGTATTTGTCCTTTCAACTTCATGTGTTGTGCCTTCCAATAATCGCGATCACATTCTAATTGATTCTGATTCATATTTGATTCCTTATTCATATTCAACAACCCCCATTAAATCTAATCTCTCAATTGCATCTTGCAGTTCACTTTCTGCATGACTCAATTCACCTTCTAATTGATCAACTGTTTTGCGCCATTTGTGGTATTTTGCAATGGCTTCTCTGATTTCCATTTGTTCAACTTCAACCATTGTTTCAATGTCCGCTTCTGTGATTCTTCTCATTTCTTAATCCTCCATAATTTGTGTAATTTCATCAGTCGTATATTGTTCTGCAATCTTCAATGCATCATTCATTATTGGTGTTGCAATTTTGGTTGCAATCTCAATCCATGCCTTTTTCATTTGCTCAAATTCTTGGTTGCATTCATTGCCCGCAACCGCAACTGCTTTTGCTAATTTTTCATCATTCATTGCAATACGGAATGCAACTACAAATGCTGTGAATTTTTCTGATTCAGGAATTGTTCTCATTTTGTCTGCTCAAATTTATATGTGAAAAAAATAGATTGAAAGATTGCCCCTTCATTTAATTGCTGAACCATAGTATCATAATTGCATGAAATGAATCCTGATAACTCTTCAAATGTTTTGTCCAAATCAAGCAATTCAATTTCCATTGTTTGCTTATCTTGTTTCACTACTTGTCTCATAATGCCACCTCCTTAATTTGTCTGTTGATTGATTGCCGTGCTTGTGTGTAGTGATTCAAATTACACAATTCCCATCCTAACTTCCTGAATGCTTTTGTCTTGGTTCCATATTGCTGCAATGAATAACCATTGATTGATTTGACTACCTTTGCAACAATTGCACTTGCCTTTACTTTGTTATGCATGCCTGTCCATTTGACAAGCATTCCGTTTGTTGTTGTGATTACTTTGAATTTCATTTCTTTTCTCCAATTAAATTTGATTGTGAAAAACCATTTGGCGCAAAACTGCTTTTGATTTCTTGTGTTCAATATGAGTCTGATAAACATCGCCAAATGTGAAGTCATTGAGCACACTCATAAGCATATTGAATATTTCTCTTTGTTCCCTTCTCATAATAAGAGCCGTAAAGGATTCACTCGGAAGAGCTGTTTCAATCATTTCAAGTTTTTGTTCTGCTGTCATTTCCATTCTCCAAATATTGTTTGTTTTTAATTACAGATGCAATCTATGTTATTTTATGCGAACCACCAAATAAAAAAAATAAATTATGCTATCGTTTCAAATTCCTTATCCCATTTACCAATGCCAAGCCAAATATAGTAGTTTGGTTGATATCCGTAGTCACCTGTTTCGCGGTAAGTTACACCAAGAATCTGATTTGCCAATTGCTGAATTTTCATCATGACTGATTTTGCTTCCTGATGACTTGCAAATTGACTTTCCAAATGGTATTCATTTACTGACTTTTGATTGTATTCCTGAAAACCATATTGTGCAGGTGCTTTCATCACATTGATATTGACTCCTGACCATCTTTCTTTTGTCACGCTGAATTTGATATCAGGGAATTCATTTTTCAATGCTGTTCTGATTTCTGCGATTCTTTGCTTGTCCATTGTTTTGCTCCGAAGAATTATTGTGTGTGTTTCAATTACAAATGCAATATATGGTATATTGTGCGAACCACCAAACAAAAAATAAAATAATCTCAAAAAAAAAATTGGCTTTATCGCTTAACTGCAATAAAACCAATGATTTACAAGCAAAAATAATTTTTATGCCCCGCCACCACCACCACCGCCACCGCTTCCAATATCGGAAACAAGCGTTGCAAATGATTCAGAAACATCATATATGGTGCCATCAGTCATGTTGACACGCCTGAACAGTTCATCAATATCATAGAATGATGTTACATTTGCTTTGTCAATTACAATTGTTGCACCTGTGTTCACATCCGTCAAAGATAATGCCATGAGTCATGATTCCTTTAGTCAATTGCAATGATTGCCGTTCCTGTGATTTTGCCTGTTGAATGGAATGTGTATGCACCCCTGACTTCAGGCACAATGTATAGTGATGTCGATGTTGGTTGCAATCCATACGGCAATTCAATTGTTGATTCAACATAGGCTGTCCCTGTTCCGCCATTGATCCAAGATGGATTTGCAATGTCAATATAACCAACTGCAATATCAAATTGTGCTTTGGTGAATGCCTGTGGTGAATTCCGTGCTGCTGGCGTTAATGATCCACCAAAAAACCACAATCGCAATGCAGGCCTTTGCAATGTTCCTGATGTTGATTCAGCCAAAATGATTTTAAGCAATGTTCCTGTGTCCCCTGCAAATCTTGATGCATTTGGAATTGCAATTGCACTGCTTGTCAATATGTCACCTGATGCATAGGCAACTGTGTCTAATGTTCCAAAGTCAAAAATTGATTTGACTTTTTCCTGTCCTGTTTGTCCTGAATAAAAAATTGGCATTTCATTTCCTTTTATGTTGCTGTTGTGAATCTTCTATCAGCTTCAAATATTTCCGACAATTTGAATACATGCAATGATGCTTTTGTGTTTGCCGTTCCAAATGAGGCAAATGATGCATCTGTGAATAATCGGATTTGAAAACCGTATCTGCCTGATCTGTTCATCACTTCATTTTGATTTGGCAAATTGATGATTGTTGAACCTGATAGCGTTGGATGTTTATTTGCATTCTGATATGCAAAAAACTGTTCATAAGTTTCCGTGTAAATTCCTGATGAAACATTTGTTGCAATTTGCAATCCCCAATCCAATGAACCTTGAATTGATGTGGAATAGAAAAACACCTGCACCCAATACCAACCCGCTTCATTCACATAGATGGTTTGGTCTCTTGAATCATAGAAATAATTCGGATTGATGACATTGACAATTGAAAAGGGAATTGGAACGGAAAATGCACCTGCACCTGATTTTGCAAATGATGTTACGCCTTGCATTCCAAATGGATAGTTCTGTGCTTTCTTATGTGCAGAAGATGCTGCTGCTGTTGCTGATGATCTTGAAAGTCCAATTGCCTGTGATGTCACTTCCTGTGCAATGTGCAATGTTGAATCCTGTGCAATCAAATTGAATTCATCTTCATCATTCAACAGTTCACTGTATTTGCTCCCTGTTGGAAATGCCAATTGGTTCCTGCCAATTCCCTTTGCTCTTATTGGTTCATTGTATTTCATTGAAACATCCTGATTGATATGTCAACACTTCCTGAATAAACATCCAATTTATGTTTTGTGATAACACCGGTTCCTGTATTGGCATTGTAGATTTGAGTCACTAATGGATTGAGATCATTCAAATTGATTGTGCAATTTGCACCAACATCTTCAAAACCACAAATGGAATGCCTTGTCTTGAATTCCAAATCAACTTGCTTTGAATCACCAAGTGATTTCACAAGTGCATAGGCAATTGTGTATGGAACGCCTGCCTGTTGCTGTTCAATAATATGTTGAACAGTCACGGCATCATCCCTTTCAATGACTTCATAATTCAGTGAAATAGAATCTGTATTTGAATAATTGAATTGACATTGTGTGTCAGGTCTTTTGATTCTTCCCGAATCATTCCAAACAATCATTCCTGCATTGATTGATGATTTCCTTATGATGATTCTTCCTTCAGGTGTGTAGTCACTTGTCTGCCTGTAATTAGATGCCGTTGGTAAATTGTGGAATATCAATTCGACATCCTTTCCATTGTCTGATGATGTTCCTTCCTGATATGGAAAAACCTTTGTGTCCTTTTCACCTTGCAATGTTGAAACTGATGTCTGTGCAGATTTAATCGTTTCTTGAAATAGTTTCATCTTAATATCAGAATATACATTGCTTTGATTGAATGTGATTCCTGATGCTGTCAGTGGCCGAATAAAGTCTGATGTGTATGAAATACCAAACGCGCCTGTTGCAATCGAATACGACAGGTTTATGCGATAAATTTCCAATGTATTTTCAACCAATGATTGAAATACCTCATAGAAATTTTGGAATTTTCCAAATGCTGTCGAATCAATTATTGCACCACCTTTCAAAGATGTTATTCCATTTTCATCCTTGTATATTTCAGAAACAAATGCAGGTTTGTCAATTACACCACCATAAGAATCACCTGCATCCAATCTTGGTGCATAGAATGTCCATGCCTTTGAAAAAGGAACAGGAATAGAAACTGTTGATGATGTATTCCAAGTGACTGACTTCATGTATTCTGTCAACATAGAATCAATCAATGTTTTCAAATTGTTGAATGTGTTAACAACAAAACTATATTTGTCAATTGTTGATTCCCTTGTTTCTTCTGTTTGTTCATCTTGTGCGCTTGCATAATATGCAGTGCCAATCAAAATGTCATTGTATCTTGTGTTTCTTGCAATTGAATATCCATTCCCATAATCAAGTGCATTTGTATTGGTTGTGCCATTTGCTAAAAAATAGTTTGCATAATCTTCACCAACTATATTTTCGCAAATGAATCTCATGACATCAAAACATTCAATCTTGAAATTTATCACTGAATCCAACTTTGTCAATGTTAATTCATTTTCCGCTGCGAATTTTTGGCATCCAATAAAAACAGGTCTGTCACCACTTCCATCATTCACCATGAGAATAAAAGTGTTGAATCTTGGAAATGAAAATGTATTGTTTATGAATTGTGTTGATTGATATGGGTTGCCTTCCTGAACAAATCCCCTTAACAAACATTCACGCAATTCATTCAAATTTGTTGCACCTTGCAATGCTGCCAAATTTACATTCAATGTCATGACTTGAGAAACAAGCCCTGCTGGAATTTCACCAAGTTCAGTTTCAACCGACAAAGACTTCATCAGGAAGTCATCAGGCAATTTCACCAAAGTGAATGTTGTCAATGCAGAATCAAGAAACAATTGCGAGTCATTTAAGTTTGCATTACTTGGCAAAATATACAATGTATATTGCCATGAATTTTCATCTTCGAATTGGGTGTAATATCTGTTGTAGGCCATTTACACCCTCGCTGCCAAATCGCGTTGATAGCAAGTCAATGTCAATCTTTCATTTCCTGATGTCCATTGCTTTTCATTTGATATATCACACCTCACAAAAACAAATGGAATCAATGCAGCCGTTCTTGGAAATGCTGTTGAATTTCGATAGCGATCAGGCAAAACCTTCGGAGCATCAGGTGCATTCAATCGGACAAACTTTCTTTGCAAAACAGAATCCAAAAGAAACATGATAGAATCAGTGTTCAGGTATGTTGGTGGATTTGTCATCCATGTTGAATTCGGAAAACATTGAACCTCCAATGCACGCCGCAATTTCCGTTGTCCAATTTCCCGCCCTTGCATTGAAACATCAGAATCAGACTCTATTTCAAATGTAGGAAACATACCAACAATCGGAATTTGAATTGCAGTATATGTTGCATTCCCTGTTGAAAATGTGTCAACATCACAACCTTCAATTTTAACCCAAAATCTTGCCATCAAAACCTCCGTGAATTTCTTTTGCGATTTGATTCAATCATTGCTGTGATGGAATTTCCATCTGCTTGCAGAACACCATCAACTTGCACGCGAGTATTCCTATTGATTTGCACGCCTAAACTCTCTGTGGTGACTCGTAATTGTCTTAGTTCATGGATTATGTCACCTGATTCATTTACGCTTGTCTGTGACATTTGATGCCTGTAAAATTCACGCAATGGCAATCCTGTTCTGTTCATCCATTCCAATTCAGTTTTATTCTCTTTCGTGGCACGGGCTGTGATGACTGATTCACCTTTTGACAACCATGCAGGAATGCTGTCACTTGTTTCCGTTCCTTCGCCTTGCAATTCAACAACACCATCTTTGAACCCTGCTGCTGATTGTGCTGCTGCAAATAATCCATACAACGCTGCTGTCAAAATTGCTGTTGTTGCAATACCTCCAATGCCTGTTGCGAATTCCTTTCCTGCAATGTTTGCAATGTAAATTGGAATCATTTTTTGCAACGCTTCAAATGCCAATTGGACTGTTGCTTTTCCAAAGTCAGCCAAGTTTGCTTTTCCTGATGCTGCTAATTGCGCAAATTGAATTGCAGCCTTTGCGCCGAATTCTTCCAATACTGATTCTCGGAATCCATACACCATTTCATCATTGTCCGCTGCATCCTGTTGTGCTTTCTCGTATGCCTTTTGTGCTTTGATATATTCTTCTGTTCCAACTTTGTTTTGAAGATCATCAAATTTCTTTTTTGCATCAGCTGATTTTGCATCCAATGCCACTTGTTTGTTGATTCTTTCCTGTGCCAAAACATTCAATTTGTTGCCTTGATCTGTGAAGATTTGTGCAACTGCTTTTTCACCACCAATCTTCAAATCACGCAATAAATTTTCACCAAGTTTTTCCTGAATCAATCCTGCATCAATTCTTGCTTGGTTCAATTCAGAAAGTTTCTGTTGGTATTCTTCAAATGTGATTGATCTATTAGCCAATGATTTTTCAAGGTCTGATTCCTCATCATCCAATGCTGCTTTCTTTTCATCGCGCAATGCCTGATTTGCTCTCCTTTCTTCTGACAATCTACTGATGTTGAATTGTTCCATCATTGCCATTTGGAATGCAGATTGAATTCCATACATGACATTGTTTTGTCTGTCGTATTCATCTTGCAATTTTGCACGCTCTTGCAAATATGTTGTTTCCAATTCTTCAATGGCAATCAAATTCCCTTCATTCGCTTCCTTTTCCTTTTCAAATTTCAATCTCAAATCAAATAGAGAAATTTCCAATGCCCTTTTTCCTGAATCCTGAATCCTGCCAATTTCCACACGCTCTTTTATATTGGCATAATCCTTTGTCAATTTCTCTTCTGTCTTTTTATTTTCTTCCAATTGCTTTGTTATTTCAATTTTTTGTTTGTCATCAGCATCCAAAAGTTTTGCATTGAAATCTTCATTCAATTTCAACAAATCATTTTGCACCTTTTGAATTTCGGCTGCATAATCTTCCTGCGACAATTTGAATGCATATTCTGTTGTCAATTTTTCAGGCACCGCTTTTCGTAATGAATCTGCATCACCTTTCAATTTTTCCAATTCTGATTTGAATTGCTCCAATGAGAATTGACCGCCTGTTTTTCTGATTTGTGCAGAAACTTCCACTAATTTTTTGCGTAGTTTCTCATATACTTCTGCTGCCTTTTCTTGTTCCTCTGCTGTTCCTTTGATTGATGACTTGACAACTTGATTTGCATCAACAGTCACCTTTGCCAAATCCACAATGTTTCCACGTTGATTTTGAGACTGGTCAACATAGTTTCCATTGGCATCTAACAATGTCTGCAATCTTTGTTTTTCAAGTTCCAACAATTCCAATGTTGTTTGCTTTGAAATCTCTCCATTTTCAGATGCATCCAATGCATTTTGTTTCAATTGTGCTGACTGCTTTTCCTCTGCTTCAAATAATTCCAACACCGCTTTCAATTGCTTGTTTGTTGCCTTTTCTGATTCATTCTTTGCATTGTTGTTTGTGTTGGTATTTGTGGTGTTGTCTTTGATTGTATTGGTAGATGCCTTTTCCTGAACATCCAATGCTTTCATTGCTGCATTTGCTTTTGCTGCTGCTTCACTTATGAATCCAAACGCCTTCGCTTTGTCCTGTTCACTTATGCTTAACCTACTCAATGAACCTTGCACTTTGTTCACAGCATCTGCAATTTCTTGTGAAGATTTCGCATTGTATAATGTGTCTGCAAAAACCTTTACTTGTTTTGCTGCTGCATCGGCTGCACCATCAAATGTGATGGTTTTCCAAAATCCTGTGAACACCGCTTCAGCTTCTGAAATGGCAACATTCCTTTGTGCAAATGCCAAATTTCGATTTGCCAATGCCAATGACTTGTCTAATTGTGCAGATTCCTTTGCAAGATTATTCAATTGCGTTCCTGTCTGATTCGCAATTTGTTTTACACCATTTAAGTTTTCACCAAATGATTTTGAATTTTTTACCAAGTCAGGATATTGTTTTGCCAAGTCACCTTGCAATGATTTCAACCGAGCCGTTTCCGCTGCTGACAATTTCTTTTTCTCACTTAACCTGACAAATTCATCAGCCATTGATTTTGTGCCTTTGACCATGACTTGATTTTCTTCATTGCTCTTTTTTTGCTGTTCAATCAACTTGACATTTGCCTCTGCATTTTCAGCAACCTCCTCTGTTGAAACAGACATTGCATCTGTCAATGCTGCCACACCCGCAACCAATGCAATGACACCTGCCAAAACTGCACCAACGGGATTAAGTGACATTGCAAGATTGTAGGCATATGTCGCAATTGTTGCCAATGATATTGTTCCACCAAGAGCCGTTTGCACTGCTGCATATGCTGCCGTTGCCAATGTGGATGCTGTGACAACTAATTGATATGCACCAAATGCTGCTGCTGCCACACCAACAACCGCTGCAATGGTTCCTAAATTATTTGTCACGAAATTCAGCAATGGTGCAATGAATTGAAATGCATCAGACATTGCTTTCACAATCACCGCGGAAACTTTCTGAAATTGCATTTCCATGTTTCGTGTGAATGTGTCGAATGTCAAATATTGCCCTGCTGCATTTTGCGCTTCCCTTCCTGCCTGTGCTGCTTTTGCTGCAATTTGTTCTTCTGGTATTGGAGCACCAAACATTCTTGCATATGCTTCTGCACCCAAATCTTCTGCTGGCGTTCCTGCAATGGCAACTTGCAATTGACTTCGCATTGCATCTGAAATGTCACCTGCATTGAATGCATCTTCAATTGCACCACCTGATCTTTGCAAGAATTCTTTGATTGAAATTTGTCCTGATGATGCAAGTGATTCCAATTCCTTGAATGTTGAACCAAGTGCCTTTGGAAGTGATGCCTGCAAATCGGTTATTGCTTTTGCCGTGTCACCTGCCTTCAATCTGATTTGCGCTTCCTTGATTGAATCTGCAATCTTGTCTGTGTTGAACAATCCCTGTTCACCTGCCACTGCCATTTGTCCTGCAAATTCCTCTGCACTGAATCCCGCTTCACTTAGCAATTGTGAATATTCAGCCAATGTGTCCAAAACATCATCCTGTGATGTCTTTCCTTCCTTTGATGCAAATGCAATCAGGTTGAATGCCTTTTCACCATCAAGTCCAAATTGCCTGATGAACGGTGCTGACTTGGAAACAACTTCATTGACATCCTTATCATACAATGTTCCAAGTGCCTGTGCATTTTTTACAAATGTTCCAATTTCTTCATTTGGCAATGCATCTTTCAAAGCCAATTTTGCATTTGCAATTGCTTTTGTTGCTTCTGCTAATGATTCACCAACACCACCAATGAATGCATCTTCTGCACTTACTTTCAATGCTTCGAATTCTTCACCTGATGCACCTGTTGCTGCTTGCAAATTTGCCTGTGCTGAAATCAATTCCCGACCGCCTGAAATGACTGCACCAAATCCATCAGCAATTGCACCAAGCCCCGCCTGAATTCCCTGTGCCAATCCACCACCAACTAAACCACCAATCAATCCACCTGAAAAGGCATCATTCATCCCTGTTTTCAGACTCTCAATTGCACCCGCAAATCCACCAACCTTTTCACCATCAAATGCACTTGACAAACTTGCATCAACTTCCTTTGCTGCATTATCAATTTTGTCAATTTCTTCTTTTGCATCTTTGATTGCTTTTTCAATTTTTTGATATGCATCCGAACCTTCATTCCCTGACAATTTCATGGCAACCAATGCTTTCTTTTGTTCATCAATGAATGACTGCATGTCTTTCTTTGATGCCTGAATTGCATTCCCTGATTTTTGCATTGACTTTGCAATTGGATCATCAGACAAAGCGTTTTGCAATTGACTTCCAAATACAGATGCAAAACTTTGTGATGCTTCCTGTGCCGCTTCACTTGACTTTTGAATTATTTCTTGCAGTCCTTTGTCGGCACCATCAGAATCAACACCAATTTTCAGGGTTATGTCGTTTGCCATTTTTTATCCTTTGAAGTTTCTTTCTTTGAAATATGTCAAGTTCATTGCATATATTCTGAACATTTCAAGTCTTGATGTTTCATGATACAAAAACCTGAATTCACTTGGACTGCCATTTGCAATGTTTCGAAAAACAAAATATTCATCAATGATTGATTCATCCAAATACCTCATTGCCAATGGTTCATCATCCTGCACATATTTGTCATCATCAGGATCATTAAAAACAATCCATTCACCTAACATTTCAGATACTTGTCTTGATTCTTGCCAATACGTTAGAACGAAAAAATTTAAGTGTTTCCAAGATTGCGTTCAAATCTTGCTCCTGCCAAAATTCAGATGTTGATGGTTCATTGATTTTTTCATTCAATTCAGGATGCACAATTTTCTTTTTGTTTATGCAGACTCTGAACAAATCAAATATGGTCACAATTGTTTCATCATCAATGGTGATGTGTTCAAAAATGTTTTCCCTTATTGTTATCATCACTTCTGCAATCGTTTCCTGAAATCTCATGTCATTCTTCAATGATTCCCATGCATTTTCACCTTGCAACAAATTGACTTTGCCACTGAAATAAGAATCAGCAAATAGTTTCTTTTGCAATAATGTTTCAAATGCCTTTCTTGCACCAAATGATGTTTCAAGTTTTGCCAATAATGGCGTCACTTCCGTGTATAGTTTCTGTGAAAGAATCGAATGCAATTCAACCTTGTATTCTTTGCCATCCATGTGAAGTATCATATATGCCTCATAAATTGATTCTAAGCAATGAAAATAGTGGGCAGGACACAATCTATGCCCTGCCCTTGTTTCGATTAATTACCAACGCCTGTGAGCCATAATTCCACATAGCCTTTGTCAGCAGGAATTGTGACATATGTTGCCAATGTTACCAATGATGAACGGAATGCTGTGACAGGAATTGTCACAATGTCATCATTGTTCACAATTTCACCACCAACTTTTGGTTTGGTGTATTTGCCTGATTCCATGTCAAATGCTCCAACATCCTGTGCCAACTTGCAGAGCATCACAACAACCTTGCGTTTGCCTTGGTGTGATGGATTTGTGCCTGCATATTTTGAACCATAGGTAACTTTTGCAAGTGTTTGTGAAGCGGCTGTTGCCGAATTGAATTTGACACCATCTTCATATTCACCTGAATCAGATGCCGCCTGTGTTTGTGGTGCATAAACTGTCAGGAAGTTTGTCAAATCAGGATCATCTTCATTTTGGTCAATTGTGAAATTTGTTCTTGTAACTGATGTCTTGATTTTCTTTGTCAAAGAAATCAATGGTGTTGTTGTTGTCGCGAACAATGGCACCCCGTTTGATTCAAACGCTGTGAAAAAGTCCGTGACATTTGCGCCTCCAATAAGCATAGTTTTATTCCTTCGCTTTTAGTGTTGAAAAAGTCTTTATCAAATAATTCCAAGCCCGCTTGCTTGGTTTCCGTGTATATTCTCGAATCAGCAATTTTCCATTTCTTGTGCCTTTGTCTTCAAAGCCATCGCTATCAATTTTGTATCCATCATGAATCAGGACAATATCAGTATCAACAAATGCCGTTGTTTCATCATTGGACACCAACGCTTCATGACAGATGCCTTCCCAAAACAATCCTGAATTCTTTTTATGTAATCTTCCTGCATGAAGTGCATAGCGTTCCCTGACTCTGTCTTCATGACTTGTATCATACATCAATCCTGAAATTGTAATCCATCCACCAACCGCGCCCGCTTCATCTATTGCCTGAATTTCTGCAATGGCATCTTCTGGGAATGTTCCCAAATATTCATCAGAATCAATGTGCAAACACCAATCGCCTGATGCCAATTCATCCATCTTGTTTCTGATTTGAGCAAAGTCAAAGTCAATGCCATAATCTTGATAATAGTAATGAATAGAAACAATGCTTGGTGTGTTCGCAATGACTTCAAATTGATTTTCATATTCATCCTTTTGTTCAACTGCACATGAAACAATTTGTGTTCCTTTTGGCAATCTTGAAATCAGTCTTGATAGGTTTGCTTTCTTTGGATGAATGATGCAAACTGATAGTAAATTATTCATGATATTCTTGTGTAAAAAATGCGAAATGTCATCAATGTCAATCCCTTTGTTTCATCATCTGAATATGTTATCGGCTCACTTGAAATATAGTGAACAGGTGAAAATGTCGTTGTTTCATAATCTGATTTGTAGAATTCAATCCTGAAATCTTGCAATGAATATTCCACACGCTCTGCCAATTCTTGCATGGCATGTCGTAATTTGGCTGCACCCAATGTCGGTGTTTTCTTGACTGAATTTCCTAATAGAATAAACAAATCTATTTTGCCCAAATCGGCAACTGCTGACATGTCTTCCATTGACTCTGTGAATCTTTCATCTGTTGAACCATATATGCCAACATAGTCAAATTGATATGTTTCATATTTGTTCAGCAGGATTTGTTCATATATTCGAACACCTGACATCATGCCAAGTTTTTCAATGATTGCATCTGTGATGTGTTTTTCTCTTGACATAAATCATTCCCGTGTTCTGTTTTGCATGTCTTGTATTTGCTGAACAATTGCCATCTTGATTTGCTTTGTGAATCTTTCTTTGACATTTGAATTAAAATCATTGATTGCATTTTGCCAATATGGTCTTGCTTTAATATCAACACCGCCTTTCTGTTCAACTGACAATGCAATCCTTTTGAAAAATGGTGCCTTTGTTTTGTAATATTTGAACCAAAAGAATTGTGCCATTTTGGTTGTTTCCTTTTTCATCTTTCTGCCACTTTTGCTTTTGATGACAGTCAATGGTGTTCCTTTGATGAATCCACCAAATTCATGAATTGCTGCATAAACAACTTTGCTTCCATATTCCAATTCAAATTTGTTTCCGCTTTGTTTTGCACGATAGATATTGTTTGGATTATTCTTGATGAATGATTGAAACAAATTGCCACTTGATTTGTAGAGAACATTTCCTGTATTGAATACAGGTGCTGCCGATGATGCACCGCCTGTTGCACCCTGATCCTTCATGAATTTCGCAATTGATATTTGCATGAAGACAGGGAATTGTTGCATCTGATCCGCAATGACAGGTCTGATGACATTCATTGCTTGTGAAGCTGAAAACATTTACACCACCGCAATTCTATATTTGTCAAAGAATCTTTGCCATTTTAAATCCTGCAAAATACTTGCATTCACATTCTGTCCTGCACCACCTGTGGAAACAGAACCAAGTCCAAACCAATTTCCACCATTTGCACTTTGCTTGTAGATCCATGATGCCATTTCAACAATGCCTTGAATCACTGTATTGGGTAAATTGGCATCACTCCAACCTGTTGAAAGCGTTGCGCGAAATTGACCACTGTTGATATTCCTGAATATCACGAAATTCAATCCGTTGTCAACTGATGTTGTATAGTTTCCTGCACTGACATTTGCATAGTTTCCGAATTCATCAACACGCCATTGAAATGCCGTCACAGATGTGTTTGCATTGAAAGGGATATATTTCCACCTGTGTTCACTTTCCAAGCCGTGGCGGGCTTGAGAATAGGTAAAAACATAATTCATAACAGATGCCCTGAGAGGCTGGTTGCAATAGCCCTCAGCCTCATCAAAGCATATGTCAAATAGATCATCGAACCATTCGTATAAAACGGCATCCTCCGCAGATTGATCACCTGCCAATTCAAGATTGTTGAATTGAAAAAATGCCTGTTGAATTCTGGGGTATGCCGTTGTATAACTCATTTTTTGAATGCCTTTGGTTCTGATGATTTCTTGGAAATTACGGATGCAGGTTTTTCGCCTGCATCCTCTTTTGTTACATGTCCACTTGCATGAAGTTTTTCAAATTCAAAATCTTTCAATTGTGTAATTCTTCCAACTTCCAAACCTGCAAATGATTTCAAAACAATTGCTTCAATCATGATTCACCTGATTAAGTAGTTGATGTTTTCAACACACCGATTGCAGATGGTGCAGGGAATGCAATTCCAATTGATTCACTTACCATGATTCCGCGTTGTGATGTTCCACCCAAACCTGTTGATGCAAAGTATTCCTTGTATTCATCAACGGCAACATCTTCACGAATACCAAGAATTGAATACTGTGAAAAATCTGCATAAACTGCTGATGCTGTGTTTGCTGCTGATGATGGGAAAAGAGAATCAGGCACAACATGCATTGGTCTGCCTGTTGGTGTGACATAGGTATTGTTTTCGAGTGCTGTCAATCCAATTGAATTCACTTCCATTGGTCTGATCATGTCCCAAATTGGTCTGCCATTTACACCGTCTGTTTCTTTCAAGAGATGTCCAAATACAGATTGTGGCACAACAAATACACCATTTGCACCAACGGATGAATTCACACCCAAACGGAGATTGATGAGGTCTTTCCATGAGATTTCAGCAAATGTATCTTTGCCTGAATTATTTGCACCGCCTTGTCTAATTACGGATGTTCCTGACAATACCAAGCATCCTGTGAATTCAGGTGCATTTCCTGTGCCTTTGAAGAATTGTTTGTCTTCGGCTTCTGCCACTGCCTGTGCCAAACCTTGGATTGTGTAATCAAGAAAAGCAGGTGTTGCATCTCTTAATTGTTCATCAGTTACAATACATCCACCAACAATTTTCTTTGCTGTCAATGCTGTTCCTGTGTAGAAACTTGTGCTGTCTGTCAATGTGAGGGATGAACCTTCTGCCACAACCGCTGCACTGAATGCACCTGATGATGTGATGTTTTCGATTTTGCCACGCATTGGATAAATTTTTGCAAGTGCTCTTGCATATCCAAATCTATCAGCAAAAGACATAATGTCTTCCACCCAAAATTGTGGAACTGCAAAACCACCTTGTGAATTTGTGCCTGTGTTGAAATCAGCTCTTGTGATATATCTTTCATTTGCACGATTTGCAATGTCTTCTGCCACACCAATTTTACCTTTGGTGATTGCTGTGATATAATCAGCAACAATGCGAGCTTGATCGCGTTTTGCATCATGCTCTGCTTTCACTTTCACAAAGCCTGATTGTGGAACATTTGTAGGGTTCATTCCACGTAATTTTTCTTGTGCCAATTCATTTGCTTTGGTTTCAACAACCTTTTGCAAATCTTCTTTAGTCGTTGTTATGATGTTAGAATTCATCTTATTCATTTCCATTCAATTGTGTTCAAAATTGTTTCTGCATTCATCTTGACAGGCAATTCAATTGAAAAGCCACGCTCTGTGTCAATCGCTTTTTTGATTTTCTTATTTCCTTCATTGATCATTCCAACGCCTTCCATAATCAATGACATTGTTGTTGCTGCAATTCTTCTGCCTGCTCTTGTTTCAAATGATGCTTCAACAGGTGCTGTTGCATCAGGTGATGGTTGTGCAGGTGCAGGTTCATCTTGCGGTTCTGGTTCTGCTGTCGCATCAGGATTCAAAATTGACATGACTTTTTCTGCCATTGCAATTGTGCCTTCCTCTGCTGCTTGTGTTGCCAATGTTTCTTCAATTCCCAATTCCTCTTTCAAGAACAGCAATGCCGCTTCCTTGATGACTGGTAGCAATTGTTCTTCAATGGCAACAACCTGTTCAGGTGTCAACATTCGTTTTTCCTCATATAATTTTTTTAATACATCGCGGAAACTTTTGGGCTGCTGATTCTCAAAATGTTTCTTGATTAATGCATCACGATTTGCGGGAATCGTGACAACCGAAAATTCAACCAATTCTGATTTTGTGTATGTGATTATTTTTTCACCATTGATGGTTTGTTCTGTTTGTTCAATTGGAATGATTCCAACGGAAACGGCAGACACAAATCCATTCTTGATTTTGTCATTTACTTTGCATGCCTTTTCATCGTTCATGTCCAATTGGATTGTGGCTTCCAAGTTTTCACCATTCAAGAAAAATCCAAGACATTTTCCAATTGGCAAATAATCTGATTTGTGATTGATTAGGACAACAGGATTATTCATGTACGCCGTGTAATCAATTCCACTTGGAATGATGATAGTTCCGTATCTGTCAACATCAGGTGTGCTGATGGTGAAAGACCAAATGCCATCATCCTTTTCTTCATAGCCTTCGCTCTCATAATCGCGTTTCACCAAAGTGAATTCACGATGAATAACATTTTGCATATTCATTCCTTTTGATTCTTGTTTTGCTTTTGCTGATTCAATTATGTTTCGTGACCATGTGAACCCTGCATCACCACCCCACAAACCCCATGCAACACGCCCTTTGCTTGGGTATCCTTTTTCATCAGGTTCAAAGCCTTCTGCTTTCTTGTCAACTTCATGCCTTGAAAAATATGAATACATCCTTTGCACAATGTCAAATGATAATGAATCACCATTGACAATTTGCCGTGCTCTGATTCTTCCAACTCGCGTTCCACCTTCGTGACCATCTTCAATCCATTTGATTGCACGGGCGGCTTCAATCTTCATGCCTTCTGTTGGTTTGTATTTTTCTGCCATGACTATTTGTCCTGAACAGGAAACAAATAACAACGGCAATTCACCACATTGGAAACATCAACCGATGTTCCGCCCTGTGATCTGCCACACGGCCTATCAATCAATGAACCATCACGAAATTTGAACCAACCAAGTTCATTTTCAATTTGTCCATCCATGCGCCTGTGACTTGGTCTGACTCTGCCATCCCTTTGTGAATTCCACATTGATTTGATTCCCATTCCTGTGAATACGCTTTTTTGCGTTCCTGTGGTCACTGATGTTGCCGTTGTCTGTGCAATCATCTTTGTTCTTGATGTTGAAAGTGTCCTGAATTTCCTTTGCAATATTTCATCAATCACTTCCTTTGGTTGTGTTGCATTTTCTGCAATGGTTTCAATGACATCATCTTTTATCAGGAACATTGAATCTTGAATTGATTCAGATATATTTGCATTCAAATCCCGTGTCATCTGCTGAATTTCCTGCCCTAACTGCCCTGTCAAATCTTCCATGCCCAAACCCAAATCAGACAAAACCTGTTGCATGACAACTTGTGTTGATTCTGCAATTGTCAAATTCAATTCATTCAATTGTTCATCAGTTAGGTTCATTGACATTTCAGGATCATAGCCTTTTGCAACGGCTTCATCCGCTTGTATTTGGAATTGTTCAACAAATGACTTGACAAGAATTCCCAATTTGCCTGATATGCTTTCTGCCATTTCATCATATTTTCGCCATGATTCAGCCTTTGCATCAGCTGTTTGCATAGGGAATGATCGTGGCACAATAGTATTTTTTGCCCCCTGCAATGCCCTTGGTTGAACGGAAACTGATTCAGGGGATGAAACTACTGATGTAATAGGAACAACGCCATTGACAAGCATTGCAACATCACCACCTTGAATTGTGTCATATCCTCTTTCACGTCTTGCATCATTGATTGTTTTGATGCCATATTTCAATTCGAATTCTTCCTGCTTGATTTGGGAATCAACATCAGCAAATTCGTATGGTTGTGCCTGAATCAATATGTCATCTTCAAATCTTCTGAAATGTCTTGTGAATTCCTCTGCCATGTAAATTGCAACAGGATCAATTGTCTGTTGTCTGAACACAGCATATTGCACTTCTGCTGTTGCACGATTTTGGAATTCACCTGTGAGCATTCCTGTTGGAACCCCAAACACCTGTGCAATTTGTGATCTCACATCTTTTGAAATTGAATCATAAGACATTCCAATTTGTGATTCAGGCGGCATTGTCAATTGCAATCCACCATCTAACAATGCACGCAACCTGTAATTTGGCAGGGCTTCATTCCATTGCTCTTTCAATGTATTCCATAAGTCACCATCAACATTGTCTGCTGATGTTGCAATCAATGGTGGAACGGCATCATTTGCAAAGAATCTTGCAAGATAATCGGACACCTCTTTGTCAATGCTTGCATATGGCAATACGGCGGAAACAAGTCCTTTGCCGAATATATTCATGCCAATCATTTCATCGGGTTTGGAAGATGCAGGAAACAAATTCGCAATGTGCATCACTTCATCTTCAGGCAAAGTGAATGCACCATCATTCGCGGATTGATATACGTAACCTTTGATGAAATTGTCACCACCTCTGATGACTCTCATTCTTGTTGGATTGAGAACCCACATTTGCAGTGGAACATCATGCCCTAATTTTGGTGTCCATACAAATGCATTGCCATTGATGTCAAACCAATTTTGAATTGATTTGAA